CACCTCGGTCTTCGATGCCGGCGAGAAATCCTGGGCCGGTCAGGTCACCTTCGCCATGGTGCCCACACTGACGCGCGCGGCCAATCTGGACGCCATGCCAAGGCTCGACCTGCTGGTGGTCGATGAGGCCCATCACGCCATCGCGCAAAGCTATCGGCGCATCATTGACCGCGCCCGCGACCAGAACCCCGATTGCCGCATTTATGGCGTGACCGCAACGCCAAATCGCGGCGACAAGGTCGGGCTGCGGGAGGTGTTCTCCAATGTGGCGGATCAGATCCGGCTCGGTGAGTTGATTGCCGCCGGCCATCTCGTGGTACCGCGAACCTTCGTCATTGATGTCGGTGTGCAGGATGAACTGCGCAATGTCCGGCGCAGCGGCGATGATTTCGACATGAATGAAGTGGCCCGGGTAATGGACACCGTCCCGGTGACCGATGCCGTGGTCAAGCACTGGAAGGAGAAAGCCGGAGACCGCCAGACCGTCGCTTTCTGTTCCACCATCGCGCACGCCGAGAATGTCGCCGCAGCTTTCAACGCGGCGGACATACCAACCGTCATGGTCACCGGCGATATGCCCGAGGCAGAGCGCCGCGCAGTGCTCGCCGCCTATGCCTCGGGCGAGGCACGCGTCATCGTCAATGTCGCCGTCCTCACCGAAGGCTGGGACCATCCCCCCACCTCCTGCGTCGTGCTGCTGCGGCCGAGTTCCTACAAGGCCACCATGATCCAGATGGTGGGGCGCGGGCTGCGCACCGTCGACCCAGTCGAGCATCCCGGCATCATCAAGCGCGACTGCATCGTGCTGGATTTCGGCACCTCCTCACAAATCCATGGCTGCCTGGAACAGGATGTGGATCTGGACAGCCAGCCCGGCACTGGCGACGCCCCCACCAAGACCTGCCCCTCCTGCGATGCGGAAATCCCCATCGCCGTGACGGAATGCCCGATCTGTGGCCATGCCTTTGAGGCAGGCGGGCACGCAGCAGCACCGCTTGCCGACTTCATCATGACGGAAGTCGATCTGCTCTCGCGCTCCAGCTTCGAATGGTGCGACCTTTTCGGAGATGACGCGTCACTGCTGGCCAATGGCTTTCATGGCTGGGCGGGCATCTTTTTCCTGAATGGCGCCTGGCACGCGGTCGGTGGCACCCGGGGCGAACAGACAAGGCTGCTTTCCATCGGCGAACGCATGGTCGCACTTGCCGCCGCGGATGACTGGCTGAATGAGCACGAAACCGATGAAAGCGCCCATAAAAGCCGCCGCTGGCTGCGTGAGCCCCCAACCGATCGCCAATTGGCGCATCTGGCTGCCGAGGCGCGCGGAGATTTCGGCCTGACGCGCTATCACGCCTCGGCGCTGCTGACCTTCAAATTCAATCGCAACACTATCCGCTACCTGATCCAAAATGCGCAGGGCGCCAATCTGGCGAGGGCAGCATGAGCCATGACGCGCGCTGCCCAATACCCCTGCGCCGTCTGCGCGCGCCCGGCACTCGGCTTTGGTTGGTTCGACCCAATCAAGCAGAGACAGCGCCGCCCCTCGGTCATGTTTTGCAGCATGGCCTGCCAGGGCTTTTGGTCGCGCTTGGCACGGAGATCGCCCGCCATGGTTGATCTGTCCGAGCAGGAACAAGCCGCCATGCGCGCTGCCATGCGCAACCTGGGCGAGGCCATGCAGGAAATCGGCTGGAACACGCGCCTCTGCGATTTGAACGAGGCCCAGGTGCTGACGCTGATCGAGGTCGCGGTCGGCGCCTTTCAGGACGCCATGCGGGCCAGCGCCCTGCAAGCAATCGGGGAGATACCCTTCTGATGCTGGATTTCAACAGCCGCAGCCAAGCTGGCCTTGTGATCAATGCAGCGATTGATACCGCGCTGGAGCAGGAGAACGCTGCCCAGGCGCCGCGTAGCTATCTGGGTGGCTCGCGCCTTGGTCATGCCTGTGAGCGTGCGCTGCAATTCGAATACCTCCAGGCGCCCAAGGATGAAGGTGCCGGCTTTGACGGCAGGCTGCTCCGCATCTTTGCCATCGGCCATGTGCTGGAAGATTTGGCGGTGGCCTGGCTGCGCGGCGCCGGCTTTCAACTGTTCACGCGCAAGGGTGATCAGCCCGAGGCACCGCAATTCGGCTTTTCCATCGTGGGCGGGCGCATTCGCGGCCATGTGGATGGCGTGATAGCCGGCGGGCCCGATATTCCCGGCATGGCATTCCCCGCACTCTGGGAATGCAAAACCATGAACGCCAAGACCTGGCGCGAGACCGCGAGCAAGGGTGTGGCGGCCGCCAAGCCGATTTATGCCGCGCAGATCGCAATCTACCAAGCCTATATGGACGCGGCCATTCCAGGTGTTGCGGATAACCCGGCGCTATTCACCGCCATCAACAAGGATACCGCGGAACTGCATCATGAATTGGTGCCGTTCAACGCTGAACTGGCACAGCGCATGTCAGACCGGGCGGTGCGCATCCTGCGCGCCAGTGACGCCGGCGAATTGCTGCCGCGTGTTGCCACGGCCTCCGATCACTTCGAATGCCGCTTTTGCCCCTGGGCAAAGCGGTGCTGGGGCCAGCCGGCATGACGGTCTGGACCGATTTCAACGACGCGGCAGCGACGCTGGAGGAGCGACTTCCCGCCGCAGGGCATTCGATCGCAACACCTGCCGCGCCGGATCTGGAACAGATCAAGAGCTTCCTCGCAGTGGCCTTCAGCTATTGCGAGGGGCTCATCCCGATGCGCGGCTTTGTCGATCAGGGGCAAGGGCTGACGATCAAGCCGCACAATATCTGGATCCCTGCCGATGCAACCGCGCCGGAATTGCTCGCCACCTATGCCGCCTGGGCCGCGCGCGAAGGTAGCGCCGTTTATGTCATTCCCGGCACGGTCGCAGAGCATGGCCAGGCCCGCGCCGAGCATGTGCTGCAAATGCAGGCCATGGTGGTGGATCTCGATACCGGGGATATCGCGGCCAAGCTTTCCCACCTGTTGCAGCATCTTGGTGAACCGACGCTGATTGTCGAAAGCGGTGGGCGCACCGCCGAAGGCGCGGCCAAGCTGCATGTCTGGTGGAAACTGACCGAACCGGCAGAGGGGGCAGAGCTTGCGCGGTTTTGCGCCTTGCGCGGTGAGATCGCCGATAAGGTCGGTGGCGATCCGCATTTCCGTTCTGCCCATCAGCCCATTCGCGTTCCCGGCACGGTCTATCGCAAGGCGGGCGCGGAGCGCATCGTCACTATCCGCGCCCAGAACCCCGAGCGCGAGTTGGACCTTGGCGACTTCGCCGAGGCCATTGCCGCCATGCCCTTTCTGCCGGGCCAGGATCGGCCACAGGCTGGCACCCAGGCCGATAAGCCAGGGCTGGACGCCATCCTTTCCACACCCGTGCGTGAGGGCGCCCAGGACGCCTGGACGCGGTTTCAGGGCGCCAGTGCCGCCATCGGGCATTTCATCCGCCAGGTGCATGAAGGCCGCATGACGCCCGACGAGGGCTGGGAAGCCATCTGCGGCTACAACGCTGCCTGTCTGCGCCCAACATGGCCACTGGAGCGCCTTAAGGCCGAGGCTGACGCGATCTGGGCCCGGCATGTCACGCGCAATGGGCCCGCGACCCTGCGTGCCGAGTCACTACCAGCCGAAATCGCATCCTACCCACTTGGCGCACTGCTGGATGATACCTCGCCCATGCCTGATGACCTGATCGGGCCGCGCCTGCTGACGCCGGGCGGGATGCTGGTGCTGGGCGGCGCGCCCAAGGTCGGCAAATCCGATTTTCTGATCAGCCTGCTGATCCATGCCGCCGCCGGCGCACCATTCCTGCGCTTTACTGCGCCAAGGCCGCTACGCGTTTTCTACCTCCAGGCGGAGATCCAATACCACTACCTGCGCGAACGCTTGCAGCAGCTGCGGCTTGATCCGGCCATCCTGTCCAGGGCGCGCGATACGCTGGTGGTCACGCCAAAGCTTCGCATGCTGCTCGACGAACAAGGCGTGGGGCTGGTGGCCGCCGGCATCCGCAGCGCTTTCCCCGATGCGCCGCCCGACATCATCTGCATCGACCCGATCCGCAACCTGTTTGATGGCGGCCCCGAGGGCGAAGGCGAAAACGACAACGGGGCCATGCTGTTCTTTCTGCAAAGCCGCGTCGAGGCACTGCGCGACATAGTGGCGCCGGAGGCCGGTGTCATCCTGGCGCATCACACCAAGAAGCTCAGCAAGCAGCAGGTGAAGGATGATCCATTCCTGTCGCTCTCCGGCGCGAGCGCGCTGCGAGGGTTCTATACCTCCGGCATGATCCTGTTTCGCCCGGATGAAGAACAGACGCGGCGCGAATTGCATGTCGAGCTGCGCAACGGGCCAGGGATCGCACCGCTACTGGTGGACAAGATCGGTGGCCGT